AGGAAGCCGCTCGAGGTCTAGCGTGGCGAGCCGAATATGGTCGCGGCGGCACTGAGGTAGGCGTTGCTCGTGCAAGAGATCTTAGCAATGGCAGCAACATCAGCCCCGACACAATCGGGCGGATGGTGAGTTATTTTGCCCGCCATGCCGTCGATTCACAGGGCGAGGGCTGGTCGCCCGGTCAAGACGGTTTTCCGAGCGCTGGCCGCATTGCTTGGGCGCTATGGGGTGGAGATCCGGGGCAAACATGGGCGAACAAAGTAGCAGGTCAGATGGATAGGGAGGACGACAATGGAGCGTAGACTGCTCTCTACCGTCTCATCTGATGCTGGCCGACTGATGGGCTATGCCTCGGTCTACGGGCCGCTGAGCGAAGATCTGGGTGGTTTCCGTGAGCGCATAGCACCGCAGGCATTTGCCAGCACCCTCGAGGATAAAAACGCAGATGTGCGAGCGCTGATCAATCACGACTCATCGCTTGTGCTAGGTCGTCGCAGTGCGGGCACGCTCAAACTGAGCACCGACAAAAATGGCCTTGGCGTTGAGATCTACCCGCCAGATACCAGCTATGCCAAGGATCTCCGTATGCTCATCGAGCGCGGCGATGTCAATCAAATGTCGTTTGGCTTCATTGTGCGAGCTGACGAGTGGACAATTGAAGAGACAGTGCGAGTGCGGACCGTGACAGATGTCGAGCTCATCGAGGTCTCCGTCGTCACCATCCCCGCATACCCGGACACCACGGTCGCGATACGGTCGCGTGATCAGTGGAGCGCTAGCCAATTACGGCTGAGCGTACATTTGCGAGGCCGAAAATTGCTTATGTCGCAGCTCGGCTGCGCAGGGAGGATTGTATGAGCGTCGTATCACGTCGCGACCTGCTCGCAGAGCGAGCACGTCTAGTAGAGCAGGCAAAAACCTATCACGAGTCGGCATCGACCCGTGAGTGGACGCCAGAAGAGACTGCCAAAGTAGATGAAATCGTTGCTCTTATTGCTGAGCACGATGTACGCATCGCGGCTATCGAGCTAGCAATGGCTGAGGAGGTCTCTGGCGAAGAGGCACCAGCAGAAGCGCCAGCAGCAGATCCAGCAGCTCAGCAGCAGGCAGCTCGCGCACGTCTCAGCGATGTGCTGAGCGCAAGCTCACGCCGCACACGACCAGCACCAGTGGGCGTGCCAATGTTCACGCGCGACCTCGACGACAAGCGCGCCAATCGGGACCGTGAAACAGCTCTTTGCGGCTGGTTCCTTGGCAACGATGCACGCCCTGAGCACCGCTCAGCAGCTCAGCGCTCAGGCCTCAACCTGGGCTCCAACCGCATCGTGCTGACTCGCGCCAACTCGACCAGCTCCAGTGCCGGTGGTTACACCATCCCGCAGGGCTTTCTTGCGGAATTGGAAAAGAAGATCGTTTATTTCAACCCGCTGCGCGATGTCGCTCGCGTCATCCGCACCGAGTCGGGTAACAGCCTGCCATTCCCCACGATTGACGACACTGGCAACCCCGGTGCGATCGGCGCGGAAAACACCGCACCATCCGCTACTGACATGACATTTGGTCAGATCATCCTCGGCGCATACCGCACCGAGAGTCTGGTACTGCTCAGCAATGAGCTCCTACGTGACTCCGGTTTGGATCTTGCGACCGAAGTTGCTGGTTTGCTCGGCGAGCGTCTTGGTCGCAAGGAAGCCACTGACCACGCAACTGGTAACGGCACGACTGCTCCTCAGGGCGTAGTCACCGGCTCCAGCGCTGGTGTTGCTGGCGCGACCACAACCACCATTACGCTGGCCAATATCATGGCATGCCGCAATGCCCTCGATTTTGGATACCAGCAGAATGGCGCATGGATGATGCACCAGTCGATCTGGTCTACCATTCTTCAACTGGCCGACTCACAGAGCCGCCCACTGTTCCTCGACTTGCTTAACGGCAACGCACCGCGGCTCTTGGGCTATCCGGTGATCGTCAACAACGCAATGGCCAGCTCAATCGCTGCCAATGCCAAAACTGTTCTGTTCGGCGATTTCAGCAAGTTTTACATCCGTGATGCGGGCGATATTGAAATCATCCGCATGAACGAGCGCTATGCTGATGCCTATCAGACCGGCTTTATGGCAGTGCGCCGCTCTGACTCCAAAGTGGCTCAGAGCGCCGCGATCGTCCGTATCACTCAGCCAGCATCCTAATGTGGAGTAGACTCATGCGAGTGAAAATACTCATACATTGTGTTGGCACTCTCGTGAGCTACATGCCCGGCGAAGTCCTAGATATTCTCGGCGATGACGCCCAGCGGCTCGTATCCGCTGGGCTCGCCGAGCCCTATCAGGAGCCAGCAGCACTGGCTCCACCACCTTTAGACATTGCGGACAATAAGCGTCGTAAAAACGTGGAGAAACGATGAACATCAAGATCCTCGCGCGTGGTACCGCTGAGCCAGTCACGCTGGTTGAAGCGAAACTGCATTTGCGCGTGGACCTGAGCGACGATGATGCGCTCATCACTGCGATGATCAGCGCGGCACGTGAGATGGTGGAGCGGTACACCAGCCGCACACTTATCTACACCGCATACCGACTCACCATGGACAACTGGCCCTACGACATCGAGCTACCAAGGTCGCCTGCGATCGAGGCTGCGGCTAATCTCGTGACCGGCATCGCATACATCACACCGCGGATTCGATACTACGACGGTGACGGCAATCAACAGACGATGACGTATGCCGCTGGTGATTTTGAAATTCTCCTCGACAACAACCCGCCGCTGCTCGTGCTGCCACCGAGCGGCATTTGGCCGGTCACCTACCCGCTCCAGCGTGGCGCAATCGAGATCGACTGGATCGCAGGGTATGGCTCAGCCAGTACGGGCATACCGGAGCTCCTGCGCCTCGCAATCATGATGCTTGTAGCGCATTGGTACGAGCACCGGGAAGCAGTCGGATCGTTCGGATCTGAGGTGCCCTTGGCAGTCGATAGCGTGCTCAGGCTCTACTCCGATGGAGGGTATAGCTGATGCCCGCCGCCACCGTAGTAGGAGACATGCGTCGTCGCGTATCCTTGCAGGCTGCGACCGATGCGCTCGATGACTACGGTCAAGCGATCCGCACTTGGGCCACCTATGCGACCGTGTGGGCCAGCGTTGTCTCGACTCCAGGCAGCGAGCCACAGAGCGCTCTCATGCAGTCATCAGTCACGACCTACACGGTCACAATGCGATATCGCACTGATGTGCTACCGACTCACCGCATGATCTACGGAGCGATCACGCTCAACATCGTCGGATTAAGCACCGTTGAGGGTGTCAACAAACACCTCAAGATCACGGCTGTGCAGGTCGAGTCAGATGCGCCAGCGACCACGACGACCACGACCAGCACGACAACCACGGCAGCACCTACGACGACCACGACAACCACGACTGGAGGTGCGTGATGGCCATACGCAGCGCCCTCAATATCGATGGGCTAGTAGAGCTGGTCGCCAAGCTCAAAAAATTCCCGGTAGCTATCCGTACAGCATTACGTCGAACGGCCCGCAAGGTCGGCGGTCAGGTCGCCAAAGTGGCCAAGGCTAAAGCACCAAATCGAAAAGAGACAATGCGTGTCGGCGATCAGTTGGTGCGCATGTATGGCGCTAGCCAAGCGCTCAAAAAAAGCATCGGCGTGAAAGTCGCCACGACCCGCAAGGGCGCGGTGAATGCCATCATTGGGCCAAAGCGCAATAGCGAAGCCAAAGTATTCATTGCCTATTACAAGCCGACTGCTGCCAAAAAAGCACAGCGCAACGTCACTATCACAATAAAGCCCGCCAAGTATGCACATCTGGTGGAAAATGGATTTACCGCCAAAATTTGGGCCAGCAATAAGCGAATAAGAGTTAGCCCTAAGCCCTTTCTCCGCCCTGCGCTCGACTCCAATAGTGGGCAGGTTTCCGACATCACCGTCGATTATCTCCAGATGGCTATCGACGACCTGATCGCCAAGGGCAAAATCACACCAGACGCAGGTGATGTATGAGTGCCCTAGGCAAACTCCTGCGCACCTACCTCGTCGGTCGTACCGACTACGGCACGACTATCCCCGGTGGCATATCGCCGGAGAATGCGCCAGTGGGCTCATCTCTGCCCTATGTGGTCTATCAGGGCATCAGCACTCAGCGACAGATGCTCTTGAGGGGCACACCAGCAGTCATCACAGAGCGTGTTACGCTGACGGCAGTGGCTGAGACTCGATCGGGTGCGCAGGGCGTCCTAGTGTGGATCGCAGAGCAGATCGAGGCTACACCGGGACGCCATACAGTTTCAGACGTGACCATCCATCACTGGCGCATCGAAGAAGCCCAGGATCAATCCGAGCTTGGGGGAGATGGGACCGACGAGCTAGCACGACTGACTACGATAGATGTAGTCGGCACATACCAGTAAAGGAGTCTCGACATGCCAAATGTACTAGGACCGGGAACGACCGCAGCCTACGCGACGCTGAGCAGCAGCACCGCAGGCACTACAGCAGCTCTGAGCGGGCTGATCAGCAT